ATCTCAAAATACCTCTTCTGCCTGGAAATGGTAGTCGTATAGATGGTATAGGGGGATGTTCGAGGAAGTTTACTCTCAGGAATTGGATAAAAAAAGCGACAGTTCCGTATAAATTGCCATGTATGCAAGATTATTATGCAAAGAATGGGAGATTATATAAATATGATTGAAATTAAAAATACAAGGGTAAAGCTCTATACGAATGAGGAATATAAACAGGAATATGATGTTACTCATATTATAGAAGATATTTATTTAACACTCTTAAAAGCTGAAGACAAAGAGGTTATTGTTCTCGATCAATTGGCAAGAAGGACTATTAGCGATGAACGTTATTATGTAGCAATTCCCACAGAAGGTTCTTATGAAGTTGTAATAATTAACTCTGAAGTGATCAAAGCAGAAATAATTGATACTGGAGCTAAGGCAGCAATATTGGATGGTATAGTTATAGGTACATTTGATCCTGAAGAACAATCTGATGGATTGTTAAAAGGACTAAACCTTGAAAAACCTCCTCTTGGATTGATCCCAAGAGAACACTATAAAAGAATATCCAATGTTTCCCGTATAGGCGATATTCTAGATGCAATGGACAGATACATCAAAAAAGAGAAAACATTGCCTGTAGACTGGATAGATGAGCTTAGAGAGAGAATTGATATACTAAAGGATCAGTCATGAAAAGATACTATGTAAGTTTTTCTTTCAGAGATGATTTCTTAAATCTCCATGTAGCATCGTTCTATGATTTTCCCTTTAAAGAAATAACCTCTGGTATTTTGGAGGATTTTCTTCAGGCCGTAGAGGAAGCAGCAATGAATAATGATCCGCTAAATGAATTCCGGGTAATATCCTGGCAGGAAATAAAGGTGGATTGAATGATAGATACAGGTGGACCGGCATATCCAGAATCATGTAACGGACAAATTATCCCAGGTAAGACATTGCTTGATGATTTCGCAGGTCTGGCAATGCAGGTATTATTGACAGATGAATATGAAGGAGCAATAGCAGATGAATCACAAGATAGAAATATTTCTTATGAAGCAATAAGAGCAGAATGGAGTTATGATTTAGCTGTTGCCATGGTAAAAGAAAAAAGGAAAAGAGAAGAATGAAACCAATTATCGGAGTAGATCCGGCTACAATCGGTCAAGATTTTACTGCAGAAGCAGTAATTGTGAACGGTGAATGGGTATCTGTAGGACTTTTTAAGAATAATTCACAGGATAAGGAATTCCAAAAAGTTCATAAAGAGCTCCGAACAGCAATAATTAAGAGGTTTATGATACCTAATCTTCGGGAAGGCCGGAAATGAGAATAATCTACCAAAGAGGAATGTTCAACATCGATAACAAAAATACTGATAATTCTTTTTATTTCAGTCTAATGGAAACAAGAACTGAAGATCATTTATATGGACTACAGTGTAATCATGAAGAAGATTCAGAGGAATATAAACTCATTAAGAAAAAATGTTATGCTATTTATAAAGCAGTAAAGGAATTAGATGCATTGATATAAATTAAAAAAATCTGTATAATTATTGCATGTGGACCGGTGAACAGAAATCAATCATTGCTACTACAGCTCTCACGGAGATGAATCCAGAATTTAAACTGGATTTCTGGCAGGACTGGTACTTACGATCTAATGAGAAATTCCTGATAGTCAATAAGTCCAGGCGTATTGGATGGTCCTATGTTACTTCTTTAAAAAGTATCATAGAATCGAATTGCCCTGATGTAGTCAAATATCAAAATGTTTTTGTTTCTTACGGAATGCATGATGCTGTAAATAAGATATCAGATGCCCGGAATGCTCTAATGAATCTCCCGGAAGAGTGGACTAAACCTCTTGCAACAGACTCTAAGACAGCATTGGAATTCTGGGATAAGGGGAAAAAAAGCAAATCACAACTAATATCATTACCCAATAGAACTTTAAGAGGTTTCGGAACGTCAAATCCTTTCGGCGGTATCGCACTGGATGAATTTGCATTCCATCAAGGGGATGATGCAGTTTATAAATCAGCTCTGCCTTGTTTGACAAGAGGAGGGCTGCTTTCAATAGGTTCTACTCCTGCAGACAAATCCGGTCTTTTTTATGAAATCTATTCAGATGAGAACAGATTCAAGAATTACAAAAGGGTAACGATCCCATGGTATTGGGCTGAAGCATTGTGTATAAATGTTAGAGAAGCCATAGATGAAGCTCCTGATATGATAATACAGGAAAGAGTAGAGAGATATGGTACTGATACACTAAAGGAAATTTTCGCATCAATGTCCCTGGCTATGTTTATGCAGGAATTTGAATGTGAATTCACTGATGAAACATTAGCTTTCATCTCCCTTGAGATGATAATGTCCTGTACTCCTCAAAAAGTAGAACAATATGAATATCAGAATATAGCCGAAATCCTAAGAGGGGTCGATATACCTGAAATCTGTACCGGATTTACCCCAGATGGAAAACCGATATTTGAATCGGTACATGCGCCTGCTTATGACCCTGAAATACACGGTCTACTCTATGCCGGCTGGGATATGGGAAGAACTAAACATTCCTCTATATTCACCTTAATAGGCTATAAAGATGGTAAAAAACATGTCTGGATGAGCTATGAGCTGAAAAACACTCCATTTGATGAACAAAGAGAATTTGTATCCCTTGCTTTAAACTCTCTCCCGATCCGGAAATTCCTTATTGATGAAAATGGATTAGGTATGGAATTTGCAGAATGGGCCGAGAAGAAATTCCCTATGGTTGCTCACGGAGTACATTTTACAAACGAAAGCAAAGAAGATATGGCAAATAAGGTATATTTAAGCTGTGAACGGTTAGAATATGTATTCCCTATGAACCATAGATTACATGCTGATATACATTGTATCCGTAAAACGTTGACAGTAATGAAGTATAATAAGTATGATGGAAGTACGAAAGATTCACATGCTGATAGATTCTGGAGTCTTGCGCTGGCAACAGTCGGAGTAGATGACACTTCAGGAGTTTCAAGATTTTATCAGCAGTATAAGGCAAAAAAGGAGATGCCCGGTAATACTCAAAAGGTAAATACCGGAAATGCTATGTTAGATAGAGCTATAAGGAGAGGTAGGAGGGCAAGCCGTGGTATCACCAGATGAAATGAGAAAGGCAATGAATTCTATTGCCAGAAAAGACAAATTTAAATCAAGAATGTATGATCCCAGGTATTCAGACTATGCCAGGGGCTTGATGTCGTCACAAAGACGCTATTCAATGCGCCTTTTCCGGAGAATATCCGAAAAAGCATGGTTATTGAACACGGTTGTCGGTCATATTATCGACAAAACAATGCCGTATATGCGTCCCTTATCTGAAAAAGGCAAAAGAGGCTTTGCAATCAAACTGAAAGATGTTGAAGCAAAAATATCTGCAGCTGATAAGAAGAAAGCTAAAGAGATTGAAGCTTTCATACTTGCAACCAATTCACCTAAGATTTCCGGGGATAGAGCAATCAGTAAAGGCCATGAAGATAATCTTATTACGTATACTAAGAAGATCCTGAGAGATGTTCTAACGCTTGATCAGACAGCCTCAGAGAAGCTTTGGACCAAAGGTGGAGAGTTAATAGCTTTTGAAGCAATAGACGCTGCTACGATAATCCGTTGCACTGAAGAGGGTTATGAAGGTGATGATGATATCCGCTTTGTCCAGACCATCCAGGAACAGGTAGTAGCTCAATATTCAGATAATCAGCTGTTATTTCAATATCAGAATCCCCGGACTGACATTTTACATTACGGATATGGTTATTCGAAAATAGAACAATGTGTTGATCTGATCGTATCATTGATAAACTCTTTCAACTTCAATGCTGGGGCTTTTACTGAAGATAAACTTCCCAGGGGAATGTTGCTCTTAAACGGTGATGTTGGATTTGAAGAGGTTGAAGAGATCGAAGATTATTTGATTGATGTTATGTCTCCCGGGGGAGTATCTGGGGCAGTCAGTAAGTGGGGTATTCCTATCATCCCATCCGGCAAATCAGGGGATAAGACCTCTATTCAATGGCAAGCTTTAGGATCGAGCAATGCTGATATGCAGTTTTCACGGTGGCAGGATACACTATATATGTCCATTGGTTCGGTTTTCGGTATTGATATAGAATCTATGGGAATAAAATCAGAAAAAGGCGCTAAACTGATAGAATCCGGATCGCTGGAAGCCCGGAAATATTCCGATGATAAGGGTATTGGAAACGCTTTGATGTTCCTGAGCCAGCATTTTCAGGATTATGTTGATAATATCGATCCAAGATTTAAGATAGTTTTTCACGGTTTTGAACAGGACGATGCTGAAGCAACTCAGACTGGGATTAAATCAGAGCTTGAAACCTACAAAAGCTTAAATGAAATCAGGGTTGAAAACGATCTAAAAGAACATGATGAGGATTGGGCTAATGTACCTGGCCTGCAGAGTCCGCAAGTACTTCAGGCATGGCAGGGAGCTAATCAACCAGAGGGAGAAATGGGAGAAGAACAGGGTTTTGGAGATGAATTCGGAGATGAATTCGCTAAATCTATTGATGAAATAGTGAGAATAACGGTTTAAAGTGCTTGACAGAGGGGTGAACACATGTTAAACTAAGGTATGATTGAGAGAGAAAAGGAGAGAACAATGAGAAAAGTTGACAGACATGTTTTAAAAACTATCAGGTTTCATTACAAAAGGCTTGGTAGATCCGATACTGTTAAATATATGGTTGCATCATACGGATTCTCGATTGCTGAAGCTGTTAAATATTTAAAAAGTCTTTAATCGAAAGGAGAAAAGCTATGTATTTATGTGGAGAATGTGTTGATAAATTGGATAAAGAAGGGAAAGAGTACACTTATATAAGAGCTGTACCGTATGCATCTACTTGCGATGAATGCGGTGATTATGAAAGTATTGTACATGAAATTATTATACATAAAGGAGAATAATGTGGAAGTATTATTAAAATCATGTGGAAATCCCGATTATTATCAAGATCCTGACAGGTCGATAAGTCCTACTCTGGAAGTAAATGTCGATACATTGAAAATTGCTTCTCAGAAATGCCTTGAATATATCCTGGAATGCGATCTGGGCGGTGGAAACTGGATAGGTGGTCAGGTTACCGAAAACAATAAACAGATAGCTAAAATATCCTACAATGGTAGAATTTGGGATAATGAAGGGCAGGAAATTTGTCAGTAAATATACTGGATGGCTTTTCAGGCTTAGGCGGTTTCTCACTTGCTATGCAGAGAGCCGGATTTGAAATCAATAATCATTACTCATCGGAGATAGATAAATATGCACAGCAAATCTATAGAAAACAATTCCCTGGATCTATTCAGCTCGGAGATGTTGCAGGGATCGGAAATGACCTTGGAAAAATTGATATCATTTCTGGAGGATTCCCTTGTCAGGCTTTCTCTATTGCCGGAA